TTACCCAATCGAAATAAATATTTTTCAAATCTAGTTGACAATATAAAATTCTCCTATATATACCTTTTACGAAAGGAAATATTATGAATATAAATTTAAGACAGGATGCACCTGATCAAACTGATAACATTGATGTCAATGAATTATCAGAAGCGATAGAACAATTTAAATCTGTTGGTGCACAGATATTAGCAGTAGAATCAAAATTAAAAGAATTGAAAGCTCAAGAAAAATATATTTCTGAATTTACAATTCCAGAAATAATGGAGAAACAAAATTTAAAAACTGTAAAACTAAAAGATGGTTCAGAACTATCTGTAGGTAAAAGGTTTTTTGCTTCAGCTAAAGCAGACAAAAAGACTGAAGCGATACAATGGCTTCGAGACAATGGTCTAGGTGATATTGTTGATAATAACATCACAGTAACATTTGGCCAAGGCGAAGATAACAAGGCTGTCGAATACGCTAGCCTTGCGAGGGAGCGTGGATTTGAACCGACTCAACAAGAGAAAGTTCACCACGCTCGACTCTCAGCAGTGATGCGTGACTGGAAAGAACAAGGTAACGAAGTTCCCGCTGATCTGTTTAATGTGCTAGAGGGAAACCGAACTAGCGTAACAAACAAAAAGTAAACTAATAAAATACTAAACTAATAAAGGAGTAAATAGTATGGACAAACAAGTCGTAAAAAAGAACAGTGCAGGTGCACTAGCTTCTGTAAACCTAAGAGCTGATTCAGGTAAAGGTGCAGAAGAAATTAAATCAGATGACGTATCAACACCGATTCTGAAAATCTTACATCAACTATCACCAGAGTGTAACTCAAGAAGTGCAAAACACGTTGAGGGAGCTGAACCTGGAATGATCTATTCTAATAGTTTTGGAGAACCAATTGATGGTACCAAAGGTATGGAAGTCATTGTAGCACATACACAGACTAGATGGCCAGAGTGGCAAGAGATGGGAGATAGTCCGTCAGCACCAGTTGGAACACATTTAACTCCACCTGCTGATGCACAAGAAGAAATGAGAGGAATCAAATATAGATTATCTAATGGTAATTATATTGAGAAGACTATGTATTTCTTTGTTGTTGCAATGGTAGATGGTGCGCCAAGAAAAGCGGTGATCACAATGAGATCATCTAATCTTACACCGGCAAGAAAACTAAATGATCTGATTTCTAATTTAAGAATAACAGATGATAAAGGTTCTTTTCAACCGGCAGCATATTCTGCAATATTTAAATTACAAACTGCAGAAAAAAGTGCGGGAGATAAAACTTGGCATGTATACAAACCATCATTTGTTAGAATGTTAGATGTATCTGATCAAAAAGATGCAGCATTATACAAAATAGGTCAAGAGTTTCAAAAACAAGTATCATCAGGTTCTAGTCAACCTAAGTATGAGAAAGTTGAATCAAACTCAAAAGATATTATCTAGTTTCCCATTGGGAAAGATAACACACTGGCTAAGTGAAAAGAAGGCGGCAAAGGGAGACTGGAGCCGCCTTCAAAATAAAATGGATAGGAATATATGAAAGAGTACATAGAATATTTTAGTGGTTTAAAAAGAAGTTATGGTGTCTGTAAAATAGATGAAGGACATATAGATCCGGAAACAGGCAAAAAGAAATGGAAACATGAATGGACTAAAACTCCAGTTACAGATCAAGATTATGAAGACCATATCAAAGGTTTAAAATCAATCGGTATACAACCTTGTACTGATGAAGGTATGGCAAGATTTGGTGCAATAGATGTTGACCAATATCCAATAGACAGAAAATTTTATCTTAAAGTCATCCAAGATAAAAACCTACCAATCATACCTATCCTATCTAAGAGTGGTGGATTACATTTATATGTATTCACCACTCGATTGGTAAAGGCGAAAGAGATAAGAAATTTTTTAGAAGAATTATTATTTGTATTTAAATTACCACAAGCTACAGAAATATTTCCTAAACAAACGCAGCTAAGATCTATTGATGGAACATTATCAAACGGAAACTTTATTAATTTACCTTACAATGGTGAAGATAGAAAAGCATTGAACTTAGATGGTAGTCTGATGCCTTTTCAAACATTTGTAGAAGTAGTTAAATTAAATTTAGTTGATCCTAAAAATTTTAAAACAGTAAAAGAAGATTTAGTTAGTCAAGAATTAAAAGGTGGTGGAGAAGAATTTGAAGATGGTCCACCATGTTTACAAAAACTTACTAAAGAACAAATGACATTTACAGATGGTAGAGATAGATTTTTATATAACTACATGGTGTTTGCTAAAAAGAAATACGTAGATAGTTGGAAGAAAATGGTATTACAAGCAGGTAGAAAATATTTTTCTTTTGATGAACATTGGACAGATGATCATATTAAAAAGAAAATAAGTAGTTGGGAAAAACAAAATAAAGGTTTTACATGTAGTGATTCATTAATTGCAGATGTTTGTATGAAAGCAGTATGTATGAAAAGAAAACATGGTGTTTTATCAGATGGTAAGGCTAGTTATCCTGTTTTAAGTAATTTACAAAAAATAAATATAAAACCTAATCCAGAATGGAAAGTAACGGTAGAAGATGAAGAAGGTGAAACGGTACAATTACATATAAAGAATACATATAAACTTACTAATCAAGCAGAGTTTAAAAATGTTTTATTTGAACAAGCTCATGTTATGGCACCAAGTATCAAGAAACAGGATTTTGAAACCATAATTAAAATGTTGAGTACACCAAAAGATAAAATAGAAATCATAGAACCTGCAGAAGGCACAAGTCCATTGGAGATATTGAAGAAGTTATTATTCAAACATATATTCGGGGCTCAGGCAACAAGTCATTCATCATTTGAAAGTGGCAGACCTTTAGTTGAAGAAAAGTTTGCATGGTTTGTTTTTGATAAATTTTTTGACAAATTAAAAAATGAAGAATGGAAATATGATGCACAAAAAACTTCTTATATGGTATCACATGAATTATTTGATCATAAAGATACAGATGAAGATAAAAAAGTTTTATTTGGTAAACCAAAAAGATTTCCTGGTAAAGACAGTAGTGGAGAATACTTTAAACCAATCAGAGTTGTAAGAATTCCATTACATATATTTGAACAACCAGAAGAAATTACTGAAAATATAGAAATGGAAGATAAGGACGATATTATATGATTTATAAATATTATGGTCCACCTGGAACTGGTAAAACATATCGTTTAATATCAAGAGCAAAAGCATATCATAGAATAGGAACGCCTTTACATAAAATAGGTTATTTTGCATTTACAAAGAAAGCTGCATTAGAAGCAAAAGAAAGAATGCCCGCAGAAAACAAAAAATTAATTTACTTTAAAACTTTACACTCACTAGGTTTTGAATGTTTGAATGTAAATAAAGATGATGTAATGCAACCTTATCATTACGAAGAATTTGGTAAGTTATTAAATCTACAAGTTAAATATTACGACAGATATAACAAAGAAGAATCACATTATTTAACATGTGATAATCCATATTTTCAAATTATACACAGAGCTATCAATAGATGTACAACTGTTAAAGAGGAATTTAATTTAGAAGAACATGATCCAAAAAATGTAGAATGGTCACAGTTAAAACATATAGATGATAATTTAAAAATTTATAAAGAAAAGAAAAAACTTTTAGATTTTAACGACATGATAGATATGTTGACAAAACAATCAGAAAAATTACCAGACTTTGATGTTATATTTATTGATGAAGCTCAAGATTTATCACCACTACAATGGAAGTTGTATGACATTTTAAAAACAAAAACTAAAGATATTTATTTAGCAGGAGATGATGACCAGGCTATATTTGCATGGGCTGGTGCAGATGTAAAAAGATTTATTGAAGAACCTGCAAAAGAAAAGGTTTTAAAATATTCAAAAAGAATATCTAAAGCAGTGCAAGAACAATCTATTGTACCTATAAACAATATTGTAGGTATTAGAAAATTAAAACAATATTATCCAAGAAACTTTGAAGGTAAGTGTGAAGAGATAAATGATATAGATGAAATAGATTTATCAACTGGTAAGTGGTTAATATTAACTAGAACTATATCCAGGTTATTAAAAATACAAGATAAGCTAATAGAAAAAGGTTTATATTTTGAAAGTAATAGAGGTAAAAGTGTAAAGGTTAGAATGTATAATGCATCAAATAATTATAGAGACTGGTGTAATGGTAAAGAATTAGCAGAGGAAGAAATAAAAGACATAAAAGATTTTACCGGTGATGTAAAATGGAATGCAAAAGAAAATTGGTTTACCGCATTTAGATTAGCAAAAGATGAAGACAAAGAATATTTATTACATGTTTTAGAAAATGAAGAGAATTTAGAAAAACCTGCAAGGATATGGTTATCCACTATACACGCAATTAAAGGTGGAGAACAAGACAATGTAATTCTATGTTTAGATATGGGTGATAAAATCATCAAAGCGATCAAAAGAAGTCAAGATAAAGAAGATGAAGAACATAGAGTTTGGTACGTAGGAACTACAAGAGCACGTAACAATTTATATAAACTAAAAGCAAAAATAACTAGGAAAGGATATCAGTTATGACAAGTAAAGATATATTTGATGGAGCGTTTCCACAAGATAAACAAATAGGAGGGAGTCATTACAAAGACTTTCACATTCAACCGTATGAATTTATTTCAAAAAATAATCTATCGTTTTTTCAAGGAAACGTTGTGAAGTATGTGTGTAGATATATGAATAAAAATGGAATACAGGATTTAGAAAAAGTAATTCATTATTGTGAATTAGAAATTAAAAAAATGCAGGACATGAAAAAGAAAAAATGAGAGACATAGACTTACAACTAAATATTTTTACTGGTGATGTTGATGTTATATCTCCAACACAAAAAGGTGTAAAGTATTGTAATAGTTGTAAGAAAGATTTACCTGTAGAAAAATTTGGTTATTGGTGGTCCGCATCATATGGAAAAGAAAAAAGAAATGGATCATGTAAAGAGTGTGTTAAAAAAAATACCAACCTAATAAAAATATTAAAAAATGAAGCACCACCTAAACCAGATAAGTGTGACTGCTGCGGCATAACTGTAGAAGAATTAAAAAGAAGAGGTGACAATAGAGAGTATGGTGGTTTTCAATTAGATCATGATCATGAAACAAAAAAATTTAGAGGATGGGTTTGTCATCTTTGTAATCAAGGTATTGGTAAGTTAGGTGATGATTTAAAAGGAGTTTGTAAAGGTGTACTTTACTTATCAAAAAATAATGTTAATAAGGTAATAGAAATTTTGAATGAATTAAAGAAATGTTAGCTGAAGCAGATTTATTAACCTTTACACTTTGGACAAGTCTTTTGTTTTTTAAGTGGCAAAAATTAATTTGGAGCATATTATGATAGTACCACACACTGAATGGGTAATGCCTAATGAATACCCTGATTTAAGAAATGCAGAAGAAATAGCAATTGACTTAGAGACAAGAGATCCTGATTTAAAATCAAAAGGTTCTGGTTCTATTATTGGTAATGGTGAAGTTGTAGGTATAGCTGTTGCTGTTGATGGATACAAAGGTTATTTTCCAATAGCTCATGAACAAGGACCAAACTTAGATCGTAAAAAAACTTTAGAATGGTTTAAAGATATTTGTGCATCACCTGCTACAAAAATATTTCACAATGCAATGTACGACGTATGTTGGATTAGAAATTTAGGTATAAAAATCAATGGTTTAATAGTAGATACCATGATTGCAGCATCATTAATTGATGAAAATAGATTCTCATACACACTAAATACTTTGTCATGGCATCATTTAAGTGAAGGTAAGAACGAAGCAAGATTAAATGAAGCTGCTAAAGAAAGAGGATTAGATGCTAAAGCTGATATGTGGAGAATGCCTGCAATGGAAGTTGGAGCATACGGTGAAAAGGATGCTGAACTAACTTTAAAACTTTGGCACAAATTAAAAAAGATAATTATCGAAGATGATTTACAAAATATATTTAATCTTGAAACGGATCTTTTTCCTTGTTTAGTTGATATGCGTTTCCTAGGGGTGCGGGTAGATATTGAAAAAGCCGGTCAATTAAAAACAGCACTGGCAGTAAAAGAACAAAACTTATTGCAGCAAATAAAAATAGAAACAGGATTAGATATTCAGTTAATGGCACCAAGATCAATTGCTCCGCTTTTCGATAAATTGAAATTAACATATTCTAAAACTCCTACTGGTGAACCATCCTTTACAAAAGGTTTTCTTGCTAACCATAAACATCCTGTAGTTAACATGATAGCAGAAGCTAGAAAAATAAACAAGGTTAGAACTACATTTATAGATACAATATTAAAACATGAACACAAAGGTAGAATCCATGCAGATATAAATCAAATAAGATCTGATGATGGTGGTACAGTTACGGGTAGATTTAGTTATTCGAATCCAAACCTACAGCAAATACCTGCCAGGGATCCGGAAACAGGGCCTTTGATAAGATCGTTGTTTATACCTGAAGAAGGTTGTACGTGGGGTACATTTGATTACTCGCAACAGGAACCAAGACTTGTTACACATTATGCATTAAAGTTTGGATATCCTTCTGTAAATGCAATTGCAGATTCTTATGAGAATGATCCTTCAACAGACTTTCACAAAATAGTTGCAGAGATGGCATCTATTCCAAGATCACAAGCTAAAACAATTAACTTAGGTCTGTTCTATGGTATGGGTAAAACAAAACTACAAGGTGAGTTAGGTGTATCACCAGAAAAATCAGAAGAACTATTTTCTAAATATCATGGTCAAGCACCATTTGTTAAACAGTTAATGAATGAAGTTATGAAAGCTGCTCAATCAAGAGCACAAATAAAAACATTATTAGGTAGACGTTGTAGATTTCCTAAGTACGAACCTATATTGAAAGGTGCTGATTGGGGTACGTTTGTGCCTGCAGAAGATGATGAACGTATGAGAGAATTACAAGAAATGGGACCACACCTAAAAGATTTTGAAGGTAATATTATAAAAGATAAAGATGGTAAACCAAAGAAAAATTATTGGCATAAAAATCCAACACGAAGAGCTTTTACATACAAAGCATTGAATAAACTTATTCAAGGTAGTGCTGCAGATATGACTAAAAAAGCTATGGTTGATTTATATAAAGAAGGTTTATTAGCACATATACAAATACATGATGAATTAGATTTTTCTATTGAATCAAAAACACAAGCTGATAAAATAAAACAAATAATGGAACAGGCAGTAGATTTAGAAGTTCCTAATAAAGTTGATTATGAATCTGGTCCTAACTGGGGCGAAATTAAATAACATGAGGAACTATGGCCTATTTAAATGCAAATATACCACCTATTTACTGCAAGATAAGGAGGGAATATCTTTATGACATGGATGAAAAATATAAGAAAGATAGTCGTGAATGTGTTATCTTTGGTGTTAGCTCTATTTCAGGAAGGGCTCTCTTATTTAACATCATGCTACCCAATGGTGCGTGCTTTTGGCGTTTGCCTATCTCAGCGTTTT